CACGGATTTCGCGGACGGCTTCCATCTGTTCGGCGGTGAGCAGCGGATCGGCACGCAACGTCAACTCGACGAACGCGTCGCGGTAGGCGGGGCGGCCGGTTGCCAGGATGTGACGGGCGAGCGCACCGGACCGGTTGACCCGCTTGTTGCGGAGCATCTTGTCGATGTGCGTCTTCTGTTCCTGGTCGAGATCGTCTTCGATCTCGATTGCCTTCATCGCCCGGTCAGCCAACTCGCGTTGGATCGCTGGGGTGCGGGGTGCGGAGCGGAGATCGATGTCATACGGATCGTTCCCGCCACCAGCGATGCCTGCGTCTCTGCGATCGTGAGTTGCACGGCGCGGACGTCAGCCTCGGCGGCTTGTGCGGCGGTGTCCTCTTCCGGCTGGGCGGCTCGTGCTTCGCTGGTGAGGAGGTCGGCGAGGACGTCGAGTTCGGTGAGTCGGGCGTCTCGTTGGACGGTGAGCGCTGCGAGGCGTGCCCGCAACAGTTCGATGTACTTCATGGGTTATGCAACCTTTCGGAGTTGGGCGACGACCGCACGCAAATGCGCGGCGGATCGACCCTGGATGATGGGGGTATCCTCCGAGTGCCCTTCGGGCGGCGCGGCGGGGTTCTCGTTACCAGTGACCTGACGGTCGGCGGGCAACCAAGATGGGGTGGGGCGTCCGGATCGTTCCGCTTGAGCGCGGTGACGGTCATGCGCCCAATCAGTGAGGCCTCGCACACCGGAGGTGGCAGCAGCGGACGCCGGGAAGTTAACCGGACCGAACTCGAACAGTTGAAACTCTCGCACCGTTCGTTCGGGAATCCCGTCAGGGTTGTAATCCGATCGTTTCGGCGACATGTTCCATTCGTCGCGAACCTTCCGAAACTTGAACGATGCACCCAACGCTGAGCCACGGTTCCGGCCGTCCATCGTGCGCCCCTGCAACAACGGGAGGATGCGATCACGGTTGTAGTCGGTGTCATACAACGGCACCTCGTAGAACACGCCCTCATCATCTTCGCGCAACATGTCGATGTGGCCGAGTTGACTGTCGCCGATGTAGATGTCGTAGCCGTGATCGTAGGCGGTGACGATCTGGTCACGGTTCTCTTTGATCGTTTTGCGTGCCGACCCTTTCACGGTCCGTTCGAGGAAGTGGCCTTCGATCCACGAGTCGATCTCATACCAGCGGTCGAACACGGTGAAGTGGCCGAACATCGTCGAACCGTCCCCGGTGTCACCTTCGGCGCGGAGGTCGAGCGCGGGGGCACCGTCGAATCGGCCACGAAACAGGATGTCAGTCAGAGCAGTCATGCGCCCTCCGAGGGTAGGGGGAGTCGTTCTTCGAGTTCTCGCATTTCGTCAACCGACAGGAACGTTTCACCGGTCAACTGTTTGATTTGTGCGGCGATCCGATACGACGTGTAGCGGGCGGCGAGATCGGCACGCAGCAACCCGTCAGGGTTGAGTGTGACCCGCAAAGCGTCGGGAACGAGCCGTGACCAGCCGCCCTCGATCTGACCCTTCGGGAACAGCAACTCTTGGAGGTAGTCCTGTTTGCGTTGCTCACGATTCGCGTAGGTCAGCGACGCTCCGGATGGTGCGATGCCGACCTCTTCGGGTGGTGTCCCCATGTAGCGGCACACCTGCTCATCGGACAGTTTCATCAACTCGATGAACTGCGAATCGTCAGGGTTGACCTGCATCTGTGTCCACTTGATGTTCTGCGGCAGAATTAGCGGTTCACGATTCGTCCCCGACGTGGCCTCACTGATCCGCTTCTTGAGCGCGATCGCAGCCTCCGGACCTGGATCGGTGCCAGGGGACACGATCGCAGTCGGATGCCCGCCATCACGGAAGAAGTTGCCGCCGAACTCTTGCGCCGCCATCCCGGGAAACAACGACTTCGCAGCGTACTGCAACGGGTTCAACCCTTTGGGGCAGCCGGGCATCGTGTACATCGGGATGTGCAGCAGCGGACCGAGCGGCCAAATATCGACCGGATCACCGTCGAGTTTCCAGCCGTGCTTGCAGTCCCATGTCACCCGGCCCGGATCGGCGAGCGTCGCCGTGGTCGGTCGGCGGGTAGCGGCTGCGTCGTCGGGGCCGACGATCAGATTGGCGCCGCCCGACAGATACATCGAGAACGCCGCAGCGAACACCCATGACGAGCGGAGCGAACCGTCGCCGGCCGGATCAGCGACAACCGGCGGATCATCGATCACCCGACGGTCACGGCGGGTATGCACCGGGAACGTGGCAAGCGTCGCCGCGTTATGCGTCGCACACCGCCACACAATCGACGACTTCAACGCCGTCTCCACATTCTGCACCGACGACTGCGTAACCGAAACCGAACCGCCACCCGCCAAGCGGATCCACTGATCAACCGTCAACCCAGGGTTAGCTCTCGCTTCCACGATCGGTGGACGTTCACGACGAAGCAGGCTCACCGGTCAGCCGCCAACACTGAGACACCGATCAGCGCCGCACCGCCAACAATGAAAGCAAGCGCAGTCGACCACATCGCACACCCCGCCGTGATAGCAGCCGCCCCGACCAGCTCACCACAGGTAGTCAAACGATCACGCATCACGACCACCTCTCAGTACACAAAGAACGCTTCGACGGCGGCGGGGACACCGCCGGCGGCGATCGTCACGGCTTGCAACACACTGATATCAACCTGCGACTTCGGTGACCACGACATCGCACCCTGCGGTGTCACAGCTACCTGCGCACCGATCAACGCCGCCAACAGCTCCGGTTGCCCTTCGTGCGTCAACCCGCCCGCACGGGCGGCGTCGATCAGTTGTCCGGTTGCTTGCGCCGCCTCAGCCGTAGAGACGGGGACGACATCGATACCGGCCTCGATCAGTAGCGGAATGAACGGGGCCGACGCACCAGCGGATTGCACCCGGACAGGCAGGCGACGTTCTGCCCATAACCGTCGCCCCTCGGCGAGCACACCCGATGGTGTGCCGATCCATTTCCATTTGACGAGCAACTGACCGTCTGCTGTGCGTCCGGCCAAACCGAACGATGCACGAGTCCGATCATGCGCCACAGCCAACGCCAGATGATGATGCGACACGATCGCGCCGCCCTTGCCGAGCCCAACCCAGGCATCGACGGAGATCGGCCCACCGTATTCGTCGTCGGGTTCCGGTTCCCAAATGTTGAGGATCTCCCGGCCGAACATGTCCGGACCCAACGCACGAAACATGGTTTGCATCGTCTCGAACGACACCCGGCCCGCAGCGAAACCGGGATGCGTCGACAGGACATCATGCGACAAGAACTGGTCGGCCGGCGGCGACGACAGGGTGATCTTGCCATCGAGCACGGTGACCGTCTGGGCGGTGTTCTCCGTGAACGCCAGCCGTGACCCGTCACCCAGGATGGCGCGCTTGCGCATCCTGTGCGCCACCGAGCTATGCGAGAAACCACCCGACCCACCGAACCATGCTTGAAAGTTCGGGTTCGCGAGCATCGTCGGAAGCGACGCCGCCAAATGCTCGGGGTGAATGTTCTGGGCCTCGTCGTAGATCACAACATCAGCCTCGGCGAAACCACGAGACGAGCCACCGGTGCGAGCTCGATACTTCAACCGGGCACCATTGGTGTACTCGATCCCCTGCTCCCCGTTCGCGTACCGGATCCGGGCAACCTGTTTGCGGAGATCATCAAAATTCTCGTGCACACCAACCAGCCGCAAGAACGCCTCGTTCGCCGTTGGGAACTCATGCGCCGTATGCAACAACAGGCGTTCGCCGAACAGTTGCAACCCGGCCAACAACCGAGCATTCTCGCTGTCGCCCTTACCGGCCTGACGCCCTTTGAAGTCTCCAACCTCCGACGCCGCCCACGAACCATCCGCACGCTCACCCAACGCCGACAACATCGTCGTCTGCTGCGCATCATCCAACGCCAACCCATACGCCTCAGCTAGCTCGATGCACTCCCTTGCCGCGCCGAGGCTGTGAACGTCGGGCGGCAGATGATGAATCTGCGGCGGACGCCCCACGACGACGCTCTCGAGCAGCCCTGATCTCATCAACCTTGCTCCCCTGCTCAGCCTGCGGCAACGCCGCAATCGCCTCGATCACCTTGACCAGCGCATTCGCCAACGGCGCCGCCGCTTCCTCTTTCACGATCGGATCGCCCGCCTTGTCAACCCCAACCGACAACACCCGGCCACCATCGAACGCAGCCCACAAACCCGCCCGCACCCGCTCCAAATCCTCACGACGCTGATCACTCACACAAACCCCCAGGTCAAAGGCATGATTTCCCCGGCAAACGAACTAGAG